GGTCGGGTAATATGTTTCTGGTTTCAATGAGAAACTATATACACCAAATTTATTATCGGTCACACCGGTATAATATTTGAGTGGTTGTTCGTAACTTACCATTAAGTTATCTGCGTCTATAATTGTATTATTATTGAATTTCATAGTGACCTGTTTAATTGGTTCGTATTTATGAACGTCGTCGCTTACGGCCACGAAGAACATCTCTTTGACGGGATTTTTAAAGTTGAGCATACCCGATTTTTTAGATACACCAGCATTAAACCTGAATTGAGACATCTGTAATTGTGTAATGACATACTCTATCGGCCGGGTTAGTAAAAAGTTTTTTTCATCGTCCGTAATAAAAAAGAAATCGGTCACGAGGGAGACCTTTTTAATAGATGAAACGACATTTGATGGTGGTTCTGAAATAAAATCACTTGACCTTGTATATGTAACAGAGACATCTTTGAGTTTCTTAAACTTTATTCGAATTTCGACAAGTTGTTTTGTAAGTGCACATATAGGAATGGCTAAACTCGGGTGTCTAAAAAAATAAAAAGGTAAAAATACACTATAGTCCCAATCATACGAAACCGATATATAATTACCGTGTCCCATTAAAAAATAAAGTGTTTGGTCGATATCATCTTTATTATTGTGTATTTGATTATACATGTATATATAATCACCCGTAATTCGCTCGATTGTTTGACCACCTATAAGTAAGTCTGCATATTCTATAATTTGTGCACCTATAGATTCTCGGTATCGCAAACTTTTTATATTTATTTGACCACCCATATTTGAGTGTACAGAACAGTAATAGTATAAAGTGGAAGGTGCATTCACTGGTACTATGAATGTAACAGTGCCATTGTCTGTTCCATCACCAGTCACACCAGTTTCATACACAGAACCACCATTTTGGGTTCCATTAATCGTTTCAGATAGGTAGAAAGGGTGGGTACTCGCGTTCACATTAAAAGTATACGTCGTACCTTCGTATAAAGTCAATGTTGCCTGTTGAACACCATCTATAAAGTATTTATTTCCCGAACCAGTCGATTGAACCGTTACATTAAATGATTTACCAGGTGTCGTTGGATTAGGTAAAGTAAATTTAAGCATCATACTTCGGATAAGGTCGCCTTTGTTCTGTGGTATACGACACTCGATAATTTCGTCAAAATCGGCGTTACCATCGAATGGTGATTCTATCGCTTCGATAGCAAACTTAGTATGACGTTTAAAATTCATCAGGAAATACGAAAATTCGGGTTCTCCAGTAAGCCATTGGTCCTGGATACCCGTGATAGAAAGCTGTAGTCGCCCGGCCATTCTTACTCTATGTGAGTAAAATTTTATAAAATAAAACGAGGCGCTATAATAGATGAATCTTCAATTGAAGAAATTCAAACCCGAAGGTATGGCCGACGATAAAGTGTGTGTTTTTATCGGAAAACGTAACACGGGTAAGTCAACACTTGTTACCGATATATTGTACCACAAAAAACATTTACCAGCTGGGATCGTTTTATCAGCAACAGAGGAAGGTAATCATTATTACCAGCAGTATATACCGGACCTGTTCATTTATGGAGATTATGATAGGGAAGCCATAGAACGTGTTCTCGAAAGACAAAGGAAACTCGTCGGTGGGGGTAAGTCGAATTGTGGTGCATTTCTCCTTCTGGATGATTGTATGTATGATTCAAAGTTTATGAAAGATAAGTGTATCAGACAAGTTTTCATGAATGGAAGACATTGGAAAATCTTTTTCATGCTGACAATGCAATATTGTATGGATTTACCTCCAGCGCTCAGGGCAAACGTAGATTATGTATTTATTTTACGGGAAAACATTATTCAAAATCGTGAGAAGTTGTTCAAATCCTTCTTCGGGATTTTTCCAACGTTCGAGATGTTCAATAAAGTTATGGATTCGTGTACTGAAAACTACGAGTGTTTGGTTTTGGATAATACATCTAAGAGTAACAAAATAGAAGATTGTGTCTTTTGGTACAAAGCGACCCTACGTAAAAATTTCAGGGTCGGGGCCCCAGAATATTGGCAGACACACAAAAAGATGTTTAATCCAAAACATGCTAACATGAAAGTATCGGATGCACGTTCGGCTACGAAGAAAACACAGTTTAAAGTTACAAAAAAGACATAGCGACTTTATCAGGGCACTCTATGCGTCAATGACACTCCATGAAAACCTATGACTACATAAATGACGGACGTTAGAACAATGAATTTATCTGATAACAGCGACGGTATGGTACCCCTTGATAATAACCAAGGGACATCATTTGTGTCGAAAAATCAGCCGGAAAAAAATATTGAATCAAAACAAACGATGGACTCTACTCCAATTTCTGATATTATGGGTGGTCATGGCGAGGACCTACTCGAACCACCAATGATGAGTGCTGATCCACGTATGACGCAAATGCATATGCAAGCACCAATGATGATGCAACAACAACAACAACCAATGGCACAACAAGCTGCACAAAAAACTACAGGGACTAAAAATCCATTCAACCTTACTGACGACCAGTTCGAAGCACTCGTTGTTGCGGCGTGTGCTGCGGCGGCAATTAGTAAGCCTGTTCAGGAAAAACTCGCGAACTTCGTTCCATCGTTCTTGAACGACCAAGGAAACCGAAGTGCAGTCGGGTTAGCATCGACCGGTTTGGTCGCGGCTATCGCCTTTTATATCGCAAAAAGATACGCTTAATACGAAGGAGTATTAAAATGTTTATACATATTTTTTCCAAATATGAAATAGGAAATAAGAAATCCAATTAGTAAACCAAATGCGCGAAGTCCCAAAACAGTTATTGTACTCCTCGTAGTTTTACCATAGTCTTTAAAGTTTGTTTCTATACGTTTATTTATTTGGGATATACCAGCGACTATACCCATACCTATAAGCGTGGCCATCATCAAGAATGGCATATCTACGGCCAAACGTCCAAATGTTTCACCACCACGCGGTAACGCACCCATTAATCCCGGTATAGCGACCATCAATAAACCCATATTTATCCATTGATTGTTTGTTAAGAGTGGTGCACTTGTTGTTAAAAGTAAAACATTAAGTAAAAAATATACTTTCATCAAATCGGCGAACGATTGCATTTATTACTAACATAGATTATTTATCCTGTATATGCTTACCACAAAAATCTTTACGCTCTGGAATTTTATCGTAAATCCCTAGTGATATACATATATTTCTGAGTTTATCAAAATTGTTCCAGTACTCCTTGCTATGTGAATATTCGTCTACTGTACAGTGTGCGAGTTCGTGTAATAAAACGTGAAATATTTCGTTAGGTTCACCATCGATACACACCCCTATATTATTTCCCTTATTTACGTTATACCCTATATTTCCATTTATACGATGATGTGCCGTAATTGGAATTTCTTTACATAACATTTTGAATTCTTCATTATTTGTAGACTTAAGGTGTTCCCTAAGTGTCCTGTATTTTTCGCGTACCTTAGTTAAATTTTGTGGTTCCTGGGTATTTATGTATATGATCACGTTTATGATAATGAGGAGAAACGCGAGTATCATTTCTTATATACAAAGATAAATTTACTATATAATTCTGAAACTGGATTTCCTTCGAGATCTTCCCATAGTGTTAATGTAAATCCTAAATCTTCCATGTAAGTAAATAACATATCCTTATGCGCTATGGGTTCGACCTTGGGTCCATCAGCATAGTACGGTGTTTCGGCTAAATGAACGTACAACTTTTCACCGAAATTACCCGAACTTGTTTGTTTCATTAAAAAATAGTTTCCGAGTTTGTCTCTGACGGGTGTATTCATGATGATTTTATCCGAGTTTGGCACGATACCTATAAAGACGCCCCCGGGTTTCATTCTATTCCTAACTTCTAAAAGTGATTTCTCGAATAATTGTTTTGTCGCAAATATATAGTGTAACGCAAAGTTATAACATATAACGTCATATTTCCTATGGGGACACGAAAATATATCACCTTCGTAAAAGTTAACACGTATTTTCATGTTCTTTGCGCGCGTCTTAGCCTCTTTAAGTGATTCTGGGTTCGGTTCACACATACTTATATTTGCCCCCGCGTGTTTCCATTTTTGGAGATCACCACCGAACCCACATCCTACATCCAAAATACTGTCGCCTTCGCTGGTAGCCGATTGGATGAGGATACGCTTGGCCTCGTTATGGTACTTACGTATCTCCTCCATTTATTTATTTAATTATGTTTTATTTTTTAAATAGTATTCTTAGGTTTATTTAATCATTTGTTTTATATATGTATATTTTTAATACCTAAGTATAGCAAAAGGCTTAAAGTTTTTATTACTAATTAAGATATAATACAATGTCTCTCGAACAAGATTACACTACTGTCCCCGGCCAACTTTACGCGTGCTTATCCGTCGTCGGACCGGAAGCACCCCAAAAAAATGATAAGTTTGGTATCAAGATTAGAGGTACATTTCAGACCCGTGATGAAGCGGCGTCACACGCAAAGCGTCTTCAAAAAGAAGATGCGACGTTTGATATTTACGTTGTTGATATGTATAAATGGTTGTTAATTCCACCAGACAATACTAAAATTGAAGATGCACATTACACTAACGAAAAGCTTGAAGAGCTCATGTCAGGGTACAAGGAAAATCAGGCGTTGGCTGCACAAATGTTTGCCGAACGTAAACGCGATATGATGGCGACGGGTACTTCTTCGTTTATTAAACCGGGTGATGAAAACTCAAAATATTATACGAAACCGGATGAGGCACCGATCAGTCACCCAGCCGAAGTTTTGGAACGTTTGCAAAAGGAAAAGCCGGATGCATCAATGGAGGATCTTGTTAAGGAGGCCGATGCCATTGTTGCCGAAGAAATTGAAGAAAGAAAGAGAAAACGTGAAGCTGAAGCTGAGGCCGCCGAGTCCCAGGCTTCAAATGAAGCACAAGTTACAGAAGGGGAAGTCGAAGAAGGTGAAGAAGTAGAATCTAAAGAAGCGTAAATTAATTTTGTTATATAAATGTAAGTATGTTGAGTATTATAATAAACATAATCACCATAATTATTGTCTTAGCTATGTCTGGTTTATTTTTACGATTGTATGATGATCGAAAAAGTAAATCTGGTACAGAAAATGTAAGTGCATCCGATGTTGCACAAGATATATTAAATGACCCACTCGTCGTAAGTCGCGCTTATTTTACAGAACCTGAATTAGGTCCAATTGGTGATTTTGTAGGACACGAAACATCGTCTAAGTATATTTGGTTAAGGGGTAATCCTATCCAGGTCTAAGAATAACAGGTTGCATAGTTTTACCCATAAAAAAACCTAAAATAAACGATACAAATATGATAACGTATGCCGTTTTATCTAAATTCGAAAAGATATCGTTATTTTTTTGTTGTTGGTAATGATTTGGTTCATAATACTGTTGCGGCGGATGCGAAAAATAATACGGTTCATTATTTCTCGGTTCACGTTGTTTTATTTCCTCGTCATCATCGTCAACGTGTTCTTTATGTATAAAGTCGTCTGGATTATAATCGATAGGTGTTCCAACGTCGGCTTCCATTTATAAAATTGTGGTCTATTTTTTTAAGCTTATTATTCCTCACCATCGTCTTCTTCGTCATCGACAACAAAGCCTTTCAAATTACCATTTTCATCCATATCGTCATCATCCCCGTCTGTAAAATCATCTTCATCATCCGTTTCCATAAGATCTATATCTTCTTCGCTATCGATATCTGATTCCGTTTCATAATCATCATCATCGTCAAAATCGTCTTCTGGGAGATCCTCTACCGGATCTAAACGTTCCGGGACTTTAGAAACACGTCCAGACCGTGTGCGTGTAGTAACACTTGCTTTTGTCATAGTATAGAATATTGTACGTTTATTCTTTTAAATACATTACGCACGGTTAAGTGTTTCATTTATTAAAACAAGTTCAAATTCTGCGTTTATTTGATTAGCTAATGCATCTACTTCTTCAATAACACTAGAATCACTGGAAACGGTGTAGAGTGCGAGTTCGCGTAAATTTCTAAGTGCTCGATCTATCAATTTTTTTGAAATGTCAACGTGTGATTTATATTCTATAGCCATGTTTATGTTTGCTAAAAATTCTTTGTATAAAACTTCGTTTAAACCTGAATAGGGGAGTGTTTCGCGTATGAGTAGGGTTATATGATTTGTTCCTGTATCTTTTTTAATTAAAGACGATGCTAAGTATACCATAACAATAACTAAGAGTACGGCTAACATTCTATAAGGTACTCACAATTTTATCTGTGAGATTATGTGCGCGACATTTACATTTACACACTTGTTGAATTTGATTTTTTATGATCTTAAATGATATGTTTTGTTCACATGTAAGACACATCTCTTTTGTAATTACTATGTATTTTTTAGGTCCTGTACTTTTTAATGTTTCTATACAAAACGTGTCTGTTATAAAAACATTCTTTTTTATAAACTTTTCGAGAAGTTCATTGTCTGGATTTGATTCAACTGTAGTTTTTTTACGTGGTACACATTTTTGAACTTTACCATCTTCGTAAAGTATATCGGTTATCTTCTTTGATAATTGGTATTCTCTACCCGAAAAATCTTTACAAAATCCATAGAATCTTCCTTTCATGGTTTCACAATCACAAAAACACTTTTGTCTTATGGTATCGCCTGTTATATGAAACCAAACGTGATTCGAATTATGAGCACGACGTAAATTCTCACAATACTTTGATGTTGTTGAAACCAAAAACTGATTTTCGTAATTGTACATTTTCGTTATATTTGCTGAACTCTGACCTTCTAGATATTTGTTTACAAACTCTTCGACGAGTAGTAGAGCTTTCTGATTTTCAAATACATTTTTCGTTTGTAAATTTGTAAACGCTCCTTCATCACGCTTTTTCAAACTTCCTTCTACGATCACAGGTTCTGTATCCTCTGTACGTAAAGTTGCCATATGTAACATATCGACGGTTGGATTTTGTTTCGTTTTTTGTAACATGGCTAACGGACCATGTTTATATATGAAAATTGGTAAATATTCACTTTGTGTTTCCTTACCTGTATTTTCACACGTTTCACACCCCAGTCCCGAACACACTTCGTGTTTTGCCCGTTTATGTGACCAAGGCATACGAAAACCACTTCCTTTTGTGTTACGCGAAGAACTACCATACACAGAGATATCCACTATATTTTCCCAGTTACGTGAACCATACGCTAATTGTAGTGTATTTATAACGTGTTCTCGTAGAGCCAGTGCGGACGATCTATTTACGACAAATCCTGACCAATTAATATGTATTCCCGTTTTTATAAGGTTTCCGATTGGTTTGGGTTCGGCGACGGATACTAAAGCATCTTTACCACCAAATTTTGATACTTTATCACATATAACCTTACATATACTTTCAATCTGTTCAAAAGATAATTCGTCTTCATCTTTATAATCGAGGTCCATGAAAAAGTTATAATTTTCGGTTTTTTGTTCGACGATAAAAACCTTTTCACTAGCGGTATACGCGTCCACGTATTTTTCATAAAAATCATTCAATCTATCAAATGGCACGGACAGAACACCGCCGTCCATGAGCACATGTGATAGATTGGAGTTATTTGCAAAACCTTGGTCTATACACCAACGTTTAAACATACTTACCAAAGAGTAGCTTTATTTTTTTATATACATTCATTCATCTTCATAATCGTGATGCCAAATGGAGCGTCTATACGAAACTTCGGGATAATTTTCTTCTTCTGATAGACTTTTTTTCAAAACAAGGAGTGCATAAACTTTATCTTCCTGGTGTAATTCTATGTATCTATCGGCACGTTCTGGAGTATATGCGTGTCGTTCAATGAGAAGTTCGCGAATTTGAGACAAAATGTAGTTCTTTGACTTCATTATTTAATACAGAAGGTTTTTCTATCGAGTGAAGTCACACACGCATAAAATTCTGGATTATTAAGTATATTTTTGACTATACGATCCCATTGTTTTTTCGTACTAAACTCAGAAAGTGTTTCAAAATTCATAAAATCATTTTCATCGTGTGTACGTTTTATTGGTTGTTTCTGGATCTTTCTAAGATTCATTTTCTGTTTTTCATCGTTAAACTTTCGTATAAGTTCGGCCTGTTCCTGGATAGTGTAATCGACAAAAAATATATAAACATTATATTCAAGTTCAACACCTGGACTTTCCGTTACTTCAAATTTAAATTCTGTGTATTCACCTTTTTTTAAAGAAACAACACCTCGTGTTTCTTCTTCGAGTTCCCTTAAAGCACATCTTATCGGGTTCGGTATCTCTCGTCGTCTGCACCCTCCGGTGACGAAAATCCAATCTTTGAATCTTCGATCCCGGACAGTGAGGAATCGTGGTTTATCACCTATAAAAGTGACGGGGACTGCAATTGCTTTATATTTTTTCATTGCTCATTCGCAAGTTATAATTGAATAAGATGATTATTCTGAAGATTCTTCTTCAGTTTCCTCAACTTGAGTTTCTAAAACCGGTTCTTTTTGTATTTCTACTTCACTCATAGATTTTGGAGCTGGTCTGGATAAATGAGTCATGAGGTTTCCATAGAATCCCTTGACCCCTTCCATTTCTGATTTCGTTTTATTGAGTTCTCTGTACATGTATATTGTGGCAACAATACACATGAGCACGGCAACTATGGTCGCGGTATCACGATCGAGCGTAAACATTTTATATATAAAAATACGGGCTAAGTTTTTAAGTTCGTATAATCGCACCCATATGTGTTCTCTTTTCTGGAGGACACTGGTACCCCTTTTGGGCGAACTGAATCTCTTGGTAATGACCTTCTTTACACTCGGCGTTTTGTAAAGGTTCGGCTACTAAATGGTTTAGTGTACCCGCTTTTGGGTCATACGTTAAAACAAAAATGAAACCTATGAGAAAGACTAATTGCCAAAACATTTATAGTAAGCGACTAAATTAAATTAAATTAGTTGGAATACATCAAACCACCCATACCATTCTCGATACGGAGGATGTTATAGTTGATGGCATAAATATCGTCGTTTGAGTTTGCGGTATCGTTAACAATTCTTGCGGAATCGAGACGACTGAAGTTGAGTGAACCGGTCGGCTGGATTTTAGATGTATCGAGGCAGAATGGGTACAAGAAAAACTTGTCGTTTGCACCTGTAGATGAAAGAGTACTTGTATATGTTTGAGCATTTAAGTCATCCAATACATTAGAATTGAGAGGTGAAGATGTAGTTGAAATAGATGTAATTGGCTTCGCACCGGCCGTGTGGTAATACGAAGTGATCGCAGTGTAGTGTGGATCGGTATACTTGAAATCAGTCACATCCGTACCATTGATTTGGAGCTTGATCTTGTTAGCCACACCTTCAACCACACCTGCAATTGTAAGTGCACTACCGTCTGCGGCCGCTAAACACTTGATTGGGTGGTTAAAGTTGAGTTCCTGGATTCTCGAACCCGAGGCGACCGCCTTTTGTGTTTGTGTGATAACCATGGTTTGTGGCATGGAGGATAACGCCAAACGTTCATCGGTATCG